CCGAGGAATGCAGCATGAAACTGCAGGCAGTTGTCGATCATATCTTGCATATTCTGCGCGATTGCCATCATCGTGCTATCACCTTGGCTGCGGTCGATACGTTTTGCCTCGGCAGTTTCAGCGGTTAACTTCTGCCCGAGCACTGCGCTGAGGCCTAGTTCATTGATCTGCGCAGCCAGTTGCTCCAGCCTGCGGAACTGATAGTCAAAGCTTGCCCCTCCCGGTTCGATGTACTCCGCACGCCCTTCTGCCGGGAAGCTGATCGCTTCACCGGGGCCAGCGCTCACCTCTTCCGCGCTGCTCGGGAACCCATAGAACGCCAGCATCGGCACGGCAGAAATGTGCAGCTGGTTATCCAGGTCGCTCTGTACTTGATACGCCTTGAGGTTCAGCTCGGCGATGTCCTCCAGCGGCGGGCGTGATTCCATGAAGCCAACCTGATTGGCATAGGCAACACTGAACGGGATCCGGTCGAGACTGGTGGTGCCTTCATCATGCAGGTCATAACTGCCGTTATCGCCCTTGCGGAAGATCTGGTATGCGCCGGGCGTCAGCACACGCACCTGCTCGACCGCCTTCTCGCCGTAGTCGCCATCGGGTTCCGTTGCAGTCTCACGCAGCCGCAACTGCGTCAGCTGCTGCTGTTCGCTGCGCCATCCGAGGATGTCCCGCGGTGACACGCTGACCCAATACGGCCGGCCGCCTTCAGCTGGTGCATCCACCAATACGCCGACGTGCCCATAGCGGATCATCTTGCGGGCAGTCTCATAGGTCCAAGTGTTCAGGTCATTGCCGAGCAGGTCAACATCAAACAGCTGCTCACGGATGTCGTCCGAGGTATCCAGCAGGCGCACCGGCTTGCGCGTCAACATGCCAGCCAGCATCCGTTCCAGCCGCACAAGGTACGGCGGGCAGACGCTGCGGGCTAGGCGGTTGTCGTAACTTTCATCAATCTCGCGCGGCTCCTGCGGAAGATACCTTCGATGCCGTTTCCGCATCTGATAGGTGCCTTCGATCAAATCCTCAATCAACGGCCAGTGTGCTTCCATCGCGTACCATGCCGCGTTTGGATCTTGCACCTCAGCGACCTTACGGTCAGCTGTAGGGCGGTTATAGACACGCTGACCGGAATACATTGCAGCCGTTTCGTTGGTTGCAGTCTACGCAAAAGCCCCCGACGAATCGGAGGCCGCTGCGGCCGGGTGATCAGTCCGGCGAGATCCGATGCCTCAAATGAGGCAGAGCGGTGACCGTTGCAGTCTATGCGGCAGTCAGCGTGATGCTGTTCCGCCCTACCTTGATGTCAAACACAGCGCCAGGTGCAGCGCCCATCTGCTTGAGGTATGCCTCACCAACCTGCAGTGCATGGTTGGATTGCACCTTGGCCTTGTAGGTCAGCTTGCGGCCGGCTTTCTTGCTGCTAGCGGCCAGCTCCACGCCTTTGGCTTGCAGCAGTGCCTCGTAGAACGCGGTGAAATTGAGCCGGTCGTTAGTGGTATAACCGCAAGCGCGGACCATCTCAGATTTGCTGACAGCGCCAAGTTCTTTCACCTTGGCGAGCAGTTCAGGGCCGGTGAGCATTGGGTAGTGAATAGGGTGCGGGTTGAGTATAGGTTGATCAGTACAGGCGGACACCTGTTCCCTTGCCCGCGCGCTCATAAAGCGGGTTGAACTCCGACATGATCAAATAGCCAAGTCCATCGGACCAGTGTTCGATCCCGGCTGACTTGTCAATCACATAATCATCGGCGCCTTGCTTGTAGGTGACATTACGCAGCGCCTTGATCGTGTTCTTGCAGCGTGGATGCACAAACAGCCGAATCTGGCCGCTGGCATTGCGGATCATGCTGTTGGTGGCATTGATCTTGTCCTTCACGGCCCACGGCGCTTTAGGGCTGACGCAGCCGAAGCCGTATTGGCGGATGATCTCGTGATCAGTGCGGCCGGCTGCCGAAGTGCGCCGCGCGCTCCCGGTCGGATCAGGATACGCGACAACCTTCCGGCCCTTGAACCGCTCACGCAACATGGCGCATACCTCGTCGGTGTTCGTCTGCATCACGCTCACTTCATCCCAAATGTGCAGCGTGTCGCCAACGCGACTACCGAGCACGCCAGCGAGCACGCTGACGTTGAAATCTGTACCCCACATTATTACCCCACCTGTGTCTTTAATGTCTTTGCTGATGTTTTCATCGTTGAAGTCGGGATAGACGCGACCGGAAAGCGACTGGAAACTGGCCTCAAATTCTTGTAAAAACGTACGGCTGTCTAGTGTTCGCCGTGCGGCCTCGACTTCTTCCGGTGGTACGTTGCCGCCCTCGATGGTGGTGTAGCTATGCGTGCTCCAGTCGTCTAGGTCTTGCGCTTGCTCCCACAGCTCATGCAGCCAGTTCAAGCCTGCAGGCGTGCTGATAAACCACGCTGGCCCGCATTGATCAGACAGCGCTGGGCGCAGCACCATCTCCCACGCTTCCTGGCGGACATAGGCCGCCTCATCAACGACCACTGCGCTGAGCGATGTGCCACGCAGCGAATCGGGGCGCTCTAAACCTTTGAGCTGGATCCTGCTGCCGTTCACCAGCTCCACCGATAGCTCGGTTTCGTTTGTCTTCACCATGTAGGCCGGCGGCAGCATTGCCTTCAGCTGGCGCCACGCGATCTGCTTAGCGCTGACATAAGATTGCGTGCAGTAGTAACACAAACTACCCGGCTTCTCTAATGCCCATACAATCAATCGCGTGATGCATAGATAGGTTTTCCCGTATCTGCGGCCGGCAATCAACAAACGAAATCGACTACTGCTGTCCCATACTTCGCGCTGTGTTGTTGTTAGCCCGGCGTAGAGCTTGCTGATCAATCCCGTTGGATCAAGAGCCTCCGCTTCTTGCTCTAGCTCAAGCTGCGCCAGCCTGGCTGCAATCGGATCAATCAGGCGTGGCATAGCCAGTCTGCGCTTTGATCCTCAGCAGCAGATCGCGCTCAAGATCTTTCGGTAGGTTTGCGTCGAGTAAGGCGCGAAGTGTCATCTCAACGCCTTCCTGCCTTGCGCGGTTCATTGCAGCTGAATCGCTGTAGTGATCTCTGAATGCTGGGCTATGCGTCAGCATCCAGGTTGCAGCCTTGAGATCGCCGTTGTCGGCTTGCTCTGCGACTTTTCCTATTAGCCGCATTCCACCTTTTGCGCGGCCTTCCTCAATAGCTTGCAAAAGCTGCACCTCTTGAGGTGTACCTTTCCCTTGCCTTGCATTGCTTAAAGCATCATGCAAAAGCCGGTACGAAATGCCAGCAGCGGGCGCGATGTGTTGAAGAGGTGCGCCAAACTCAGCGAGAATGCGCACCTTTTTGATCACATCATCGTTTAATTTGCGGTGGCCGCGTACTGGTTTCAACGTACCTGAACAGGCATGACCAAATAGGTCTGTCCGTCCACATTAGCAGGCCGCAGCACCACTGGTGTAGTAGCGGCATTGCAGCATAGCTCTACCGTCTTTGCCGGCTTGAAGGCCTTAAGCCCATCGAGCAGGTAAGCAACATTGAACGCCCAGGTGCCTTTGCCGGCGCCGTCGTACTTGACCACTTCGCGGCCGTTGTTGGCATCAGCTTCGGCGGTGATCGCAAGCTGGCCATTGGCAGCGGTGAGCTTCACCACGCCATTGGTGGCCTCGGCAATGATCGCAACCCGCTCCAGCGCCCGCGTGAAGCGGTGCCGGTTGAGCAGCATCGTGTGCTCGAAGCTGGCCGGTATCAGCTGCGCCACGTTCGGGTAGGTGCCGTCAAGGATCCGTGAGTACACACGCACACCTTCGTCGGTGGTGATCACGGCCTGACCTTGTGCGGCCTGCACCGAGCACGAGTGATCCGCCAAGAGCTTCATGGTGCTCGCCGGCAGCGTGAGGCTCAGCCCATCGGGCAGGTCCACGGCAACGCGCATCAGCCGATGGCCATCAGTGGCTGCCATGTGGCCATCGCCAAGGTGGATGCCGGTCAACATCTGCTTGGCTGCGTCGGTGCTGACTGCCACCATGCAGCAGCGCACGGCACCAGATAACGCCAGCTGCGCCTCTGATGCCTCCACAACCGGCAGCGCGGGGTAATCCTCGGCTGACTGCGCTGCAAGCCCGTAGGAGCCGCCTGCAGCGGTCAGAGCGCCATCTGCCACGGTGACAGCCTCGTCGCCCTCCAAGCGGCTCACAAGGCCAGCCAGGAGCCGATACGGCAGCGCTACAGCGCCATCGGTCTCGACGGCGGCGGGAATGGTGCAGGTGATGCCAAGGTCCAGGTTGAAGCCGGTTACCACGGCTTTGCCGTTCTCGGCGGCGATCAAACAGCAATCAAGAATCGGGTGACTCGACCGCACGCCAATGGCTGGTGCAATGGTGCGCAGCGCATGGTCGAGGTCAGATTGACAAGCGGTGAATTTCACTTGGTGACGGAGAGAAGTGAACGGATGATCTTGTCGGTGTCGCGCTGAAAGCTGGCGACAAGTTCAGCGGGCAGCGGCACGCCATCGTCTTGTGCGTTGTCGGCGATGGCAGCGGCATAAGCGATGGCTTGCTCCATGCAGGCGTGGAGCCGATCAATCACGGGCCGCTGCTTGGCGGGAATGTTGATCAAGTCTGGTGAGGACATAAGCGACGAGTGTTTCCACGTGTTGCCGGTTGAGGTCGCCACGCATGAAGCGCGCGGCATCAGCAACCATCGAATGATAGTCCATCGTGCGCAACCTGGCAACACCAACAGCAGGCGCCAGCGCGCGATCACGAATCAACTGCGCACGTGGGATACCAGCGGCGGCAGCTTCGGCGGTGAGGCGCGCCAGGTCTGCATCAGCCAGTCGGATCTTGATTTCAGGCATTGGGTGGAGTCAACGGGGTGATCGTACGGCTCAGAAGGCGTCGGACGCAAAAACCCTGTCCCTGACTGGGTTCGGACGCAAGCGGACGCAAGTCGGACGCAAAAAACCTAGTCGTAGCAAGGGCGGACGCAAAATCGGGGTTTTTCTGCTCTCCACCCCATATAGCGTTTTGTTCACCCCGTTACATTCCGCCCTCTTCTCCCATTTCCTCTTTGATTTACCCCAATTTGCGTCCGAAAGGGTGAAAAGGTAGATGGGGACTGGAAAATTTGCGTCCGAATTTGCGTCCGACTTGCGTCCGCACCGGACGCAACTTGCGTCCGCTAACCGTCTTGCCGGTCCCATCTCAGTCCAAGAATGAGACGGTCTCGACCCTTGCCGGTGTCCTTGTCGGACGCAAGTTTGGGGAAGATCTGGCGCAATGCCGCCATGAGCAACCGTGGCGCCTTGACGGTGCGGTCGTTCGGTGGGTCGATCAACCACTTACCAAACCTGTCCGTATAACCCTCCTCTCGATACCACTTAACCAGCTCATTCCATACGTCCTTTACCTTCACCGAAGCGCCGTCTTCATAGGTCAATCCGATAGCATCACAGAACTCCCATAGGTGGCAGCTAGCTCTACGTAAGTCCTGCATTGCTTGGTTGCCGGTGCTGTAGTCGATCCCATCTGCAACGGCCTGGCGCATACCTTCCAGCAGCCAATTCAGAAATGCTGGGCATATCTGCTCCTGAATAAATGACGGGTCATCCTTAAGGCGTGGATCCGCCTGAATGTGGTTGGGTTCAGTAGGTACAGCCATGAAAGTCTTGCGGAAGCGGAATACATGGAACCGCGTCTCAATAGCAGCCTGCTCACCAGTCAGTGATGGGTCTTTGTTGAGGTTGAATACAAACAACGCAGACGGTATGAATTCCGACTCCTGCATCCCTTTCAGCTCATACGACAACTCCTCACCGGAGATGGCGGCCTTCAATGACTGCAGGTTGTCGATACTGACAAACTGCGAGTTTTCACTGCTCCAATTCACCGAGGCACCACGCAATGGCGCAATGGGAAATTTGCGACCTTGGTCATATTGACGAAAGTCGGCTAGTGAGCAGCTGGTGAAATTACGGCTGCCGAGTGTATCCCGCAGCGCTGTGCGGATGGTGTCCTTACCGTTGCTGCCTTCACCGATCATCAGCACCGCACGCGGACGGCCACGGGTTGCGCGGTACTTGGCGAGGTCAAGGCCACTGCCAAGGATGCGCTGCAGTGTGCTGCGGTCGGAGTCGTCCACGGCATCCAGCAACCGCACCAGATGATGCGTCGGCGCCTCGCGGTCGTAGTCGTAGCCGGTGACATAGGTGAATGGCACATCAGGGTCGTGCGGCGCGAATGTCACGTCAAGCTGTTTGCCGGACCATGACCACGACACCACGCCATTGCGGCAGTTCACCGCATTGGCTGGGTTGACATCCACCGGCGCCAGCAGCCGCCGCATCCACTGCAGCGCTTCATCCACGTAACGCGGCCGGCGCCACGGATAGGACTCATCGCCGGTTTTGGCATCCACCACGTAGAGCATGGACAGGAAGGCAGCCAGCTTCGGCGCTAACTCCTCATCAGGCCGCGGCTTGTAGTGCGTGCCATCCCACTGGTGGAGCACACCATCCACGCAGATCCAGCGCTCACGGGGATGCTGGAACACATGCTCGACCGCTAGCTCCAGGTAGTCGGTGCTGGTCTTGTCGTAAAGCTGTGTGCTGAGCACCTCGCCGGTTTCAGCCGGCCGCCGCCGCTCGGGCATCACGCGCACCGGATCGCGCTGCACCGGCAATGGTGGCCGCCAACCGTGCTGCCCAGCCCACCACCAGAACGTGCCGGGATTGATGTGGTCACCACCTGAGTAGGCAACCTGCCGCACGGACCAGCCGGAGACGCCACTAGGGCTGTGGGCCTCCATCAGCGCAATGGCGTCATCCTCGGTGCCGCCGCATTCAGGGCAGACCTTTTTCAGCGCCCATAGGATGTTGCGATACATCTCATAGGTGTTGCTGCCGGCCTGACGCTGCGGGATGCAGTTCAGCGCATCACGCACTTCTGCCATCGTGCGCGGCGGGTAGTCGCGTGGCCCTAGGCGTTCAACCTGACTGCGCTTGCGGTAGTAGTCCTCATCCGGCAGGCAGGATTCAATGTCGGCAACGCTGTAGCGATGGCCGGCGCTGCTGACCATGCGGCACATATCACCAAGACTGCCG